CGTAATCCGACATTAAGTCCGTGAACATATAAATATTCTTTTTAGAAGTAATGAAGAATTTGTTTGTTCCATTCAAACCAACAACTGCTACCAATTTAACAGGTGAAGCCGGCCAATCAAGGGTATAATCTCTTGCTCCTGTTTCAACTGATGCGTAATTAAATAAGTTGGCATTTCTTAAAGCAAGTGCTGCTGTTCTGAAGAAATCATATCCACAATAAAGGATTAACTCATCATCATTTATAATTCCTGATGGAATTACACCAATTGCACCATCAACAACTGATACAACATTTGCTGCTGTAATTGCGGTTACTGAATTAACATTACCATTTACAACAGTTCCCGAGTAAGTTGTGTTTGCCTTTTTAATTAAACCTGTGCAAAGTGCGTTATTACCTGAACCTGCAGGGTCTCCTTGCCACAAAAGATTATCTATTGCTTGGGAAATATTTGCTACTTTATCATTTACGAATACTTCTTCAAAAGGGATTTGAGTATTGTAAGAACCAGGGTTCATAGAAACCTGTGTAAAGTATTGTTCTAAAGTTTCTAAACAAATACTCTCTCTATAAGCAATAGGACATACAGAAGCGTTTATTTGGGACAATACAGTTGAACCTGATTGCGTCCAACCACAAGAAGAGGCTGGTTGTAATTGTAGGGTAGTAGTCATCAAGTTAATTGATGCTGTTGATTTCACATCGGGAATAACAGTAACATACTGTGGTGTTCTACCTTCCAATAAAAACTTACGAATGATAGGTAATCTCTCCTGGTCTATGTAAGTTGTAAGTGAAGCGACATTTAACGACATTTCTTTTTAGTTTTAATTTAATTTATTTTCTGGCTGAAAAAAACTTCAATATATCTTCTTTTGAAGCGTTCTTTTCCAAAACTGGTTTATTTTTTTCTTTAATACTTTCTACCTGTGGTTCGGTTGAAAACTTTTTGAACTCTTCTTTTAGAGTTGAACTTGATTTTTTAATTTCAGCGATTTCTTTTTTCAATTCAAAAACCACATCCATTAATTTTTCTACTGACGAAAATAATTCTTCCATAGCGGTTTCGTCTTTTTCTGTTGTAGCGTCTGTTTGTTCGGTTTCAATTTCATTTATGTATCCATCGGCATCCACATAAATTACCATTCCACCTTCTAACATATGTCTTCCTTCAGGTGCTTTTACAAACCCTTCACCAGATTTAACCAAAACCATATCCCCGATTGATACTGCCTCACCTTTTGTTAAAATCTTAACTTCAGTTCCGTCCATCAATTTAGCGGCTACTTCATTTTTGTAATCTTCTTGTAGTTCAACTTCTTTTTCAACAACTTCTTCTGGTTCCACAACCGGATTTTGTTCTTCAAAAAAGAGTTCTTTGATTTTTTCTAAAATACTTGATTTACTCATTTTTTTTATTTTAATTATTTATTGTTTATTGTTGTTTAATCGTCATAAGTTCAGTAATGACTTTTCTAACTCCTTGTATAAATTCAATTGCTTTTTCATTTAACGAAATACCCCTAATTGTTTTGATATTTTCGTTTATTGAAGTCCATTCAACCCAAATAAGTATTCCCGTCCAAGTTCTCGTAAATAAGTAATCAAACCATACATAATGGGTTGTTATTTCATTTAGAATAAAATAATCTGTAAAGTAAGCCATAAGAATAACACTAAAATAAGTTATAAGTTTTGAAACCAAACCTAATCTTGTTTTCCTTGAATTTACTTCTTTATTTGATTTACGAGCGGCTTTTCTTCCTGTAATTGTATCAACAACCACAACACCAAAACAGATGAAGAGCATAGGTATAACAGGGGATAAAAAAACAGCAATTGCGTTTAAAATATTTTTCATTTAACTTTTAGTAATTCTTTTATAAGTTGTTCTTTTTCAGTATCAGGTAAATCTTTTTCTAAAATATCTTTAATTGTTGAATAGATTTTTTCTACCTGTTGTTGTTCTAATGTTTGATAAAATCCTCCTTCTAAACTAAATCCTCTATATTCACCTGATTTAATTTGTTCCCAAAGTTCATCGTCTTTAACATAATAGGTGGCAATCCAAGTCCCATCTGGAACATCTGAAAATAGTTCTGATTTATTCCTATCTCCTGTAATATAACTTTCAACCATATAAACATCATCAACAAAAGTATCTGGCTGATGGTCTTTATTTACCTTATTTAATTTACCATCAATAAAGTATTTTCTCATCATTCGTTCAATTACATCTTTAGAAAAAGTAACATAGTATTTTCCTAATGTTTTTGAAAATCTAACAATTTTTGTATCAGGGAGCATTACTGGAGCTTGAACCAATCTTTTTTCTTCGTTAATTACAGAAAAACTATTGTTATTCATTTTATTTGAAATCAGTTTTAATTTCCTTTGTGCCCATTCAATACCAGATGTTCCACCCCAACCTAACCAAGCCACATATCCTTTATCTTTCCAAGGCGTTCCTTCAAACTCGGGGCTTATTTCACTATTTTTTTGATGTCTTTGAAATGATGCCATGCGAGCAATTGTTTCAATACTGATGGGTCTTCTTTTACATAATTGATTTGCTCTTGTAAGACCTACTTGGGTCATTCCTTCAACTTTATCTCTTCCGTATTTATCAATCCATTCCAAAACTCTACATGCTCCTTCACTTGCCTCTTTTGGATAATCATTAAAACTTCTTTCTTGTGCTAATTGGAAATATTCAAAATTGATTTGAGTTGCTGGGTCTTTAACAAATGATAGAGCGGACATTCCACTTTGTTCTACATCATCAATAAAGTCCAATTCAAAGATTAAATCTTCATCTTCCATATTCTAAAATATTAAATTATTTATTTGTCTAATCTAAAATGTTGTGCTCCTTCTAATTCTATCTAACTTATCTAAATTGTTTTCTATATCACTTGATACAACATAAGCCCTAACAGGTTGATTATTTTGTCTTTGTGTATAAACAGGTTGAAATCTATTTACCCCATTTGATGTTGCTGGTAGTTCAGGTAGAAGTGATGCTCCACCTCCCGACCTATTTATTAAATCAAGTAAGGGTAAAAATTGTTCTGATGAATTACGATTGATTACAACCTCTCCTGGTGTTAAATAAGATGATACACTATCTTTATTTTCCATAGATTTACCAGGAACAATACCACCCTTATTTGCCACGAATTGTTGTCTTGCAATTAAACCAATTTGAACTGCTGAAAAGGCTGCGGCTATTGCTGCGGCAATTCCTTTAATAATTACATCACCTGGCGTTTGAGCAAATGCCGATAAAGTGGCTCTTGCCCCATCAATAGTTGCCTGTGTTAAATTTAATGCTTTATCTGTCTTAAATTGTTTTCTTTTAAGTTTTAATAAGTCCTGTTCCCTTTTTGTTTCAAGTTGAACTACTCTGGCGTCATATTCTTCTTGGGTCATCAATCTATTTTCTAATTGTTGTTCCAATTTGGTTTTTTCATAATCTAAATAACTATCCAGAGCCATTTGTTCTTGGTCTAATCTCTGTTGTTGAGCCTCGTTGATTATGGAATTAAGATTATCGTATAATTGTTGTGCTGCGTCAATATATTCTGTTAGTTTTTGTATTCTTGCCTCAAAAATATCATTCTGTCTTTGTATTTCAATATTTCGTAATTTTTCAGATGTGGCTGCGTCTTGTTCTGCTATTGTGGCGTTATATTGTTCGTTTAAGTTAATTTTAACCTGATTTAGATTATCTTGGATTAGAATGGCGTTTTCTGCTTTTTGTTTTTCAAGTTTAATTCGTTTATCTAAATCATCTGCGGCAAGTTCAGCATTTTTTAAACTTAATTTTTCTTCATCAGTCAAATACATATCAAACTCCTTTTTTTTAAGTTTTTGAATGAATTTAAGTGTTTGTTCTTTTCTATTTACCAAATCTATTTCACTTTGAAAAAGCATACTATTTCTTTTGACTTCGTATTGTTGTGTTTGTTCATTATAGTTGATTAAATAATCATTATTATTTTTATATTTTAGAACCTCCAAATCCATCAATCTTGCAAGTTCTGCTTCAGCGGCCTTTTTATTTGATATATCTTCTTTTTTTAAATAATCTTGTTGTAATTGTGCTCTACGATTGTAATAATCAACTTGATTTTTCAAACTAACTCTATTTTCAATTAAAGACCTTTGTTGTGCTGTTTCAAGGTTTTTTAATAGAGCCTGTGTATATCTATTTGAATTAGCTAATAATGTATCTGTAGTATCCCCATCACCAAATCTAATTTCTTTTTGTAGAGCATCACTTTCCAACTTTAACATTTTGTTAAGGTCTTGTTGTTCTGCTAATCTTTTCCTGTAATCTTCTTCCCTTGCTAATCTAACTTTTTCTATCTCTACAAGTTGGAACTTGGCATAAGCATCATCATTTGCCTTTAATAATTCATTCTTTTTTCTAACATCTTCAACTTCTTTGTTGATTGCCGTTTTATTTGTTTCATAAACTTTTCTAATATTTTCCTCTATCTTTCTTCTTTCAATTTCCTTCTGGTCTATGATTTGTCCTGATAATTCCTGTCGTTTGATATTATTTTCTTCTTCAACTTTGGTATTGGCATCTATAATGGTTTGAAGACCTTGAAGTATCCTTGAATAATCTTCGGTTTTTTCTTTTGCTTCTTTTGTGGCCTTTGTGTTATTTAGTGTTTGTTTTTCATACTTTTTACCGCCTTCAGTTACTTTTTCTATATTAGTTTTTAATTTTAAAGAGGCAATACCTAATTTTTCTTGTTCGCTTGTTACTTCAGAAATATCATCTTTTGCCTGACGATAGATTTTATTCGCATCACTATTTCTATCTACAAATTGTGCTAATGTTTCATCGGCTTTTAATGTAATCATAGTATTTGCCTGTAGTTCCTGACTATACACAGTAATCACATCACCAGCCTTTCTAAAATCTTTTTGATTATCTTTTAATAATTTTGCTAATGCTTGTTCTGCCTTATATCTTTTTTCATTTAGAGCCCCAATCTTTTCTTGGTTTTTTTCAAGTAAAAATCGGTCGTATTGAAGTTTAATATATTCATCAATAGTGGCATTTAACTGTTGTTGAAATAATGTCTCATCACTTAAATTCTGTAATGTTAAACCATATGTAGAATTGATTTCATCAATCATTTTTTTTCTTTCTTTTGAACCGGCATTTGTTGCCCCAAGTTCTAAAACAAGGGTGGTTAATTCTTTTGTTTCTTTTGTTATATAAGACGATAATTCTTCTTCGGCCTTTTTTTGTTCTTCTAATGCTTTTGTTCTTTGTTCTTCAGCGGCTTTTGCTTCATCACTTGTGGAGGCATATTCAATTAAACCATATATCACAGTTCCAATAGCCGCTGCGATGGCTACAAATGGAAGTGCCTTTAATGCTGCCCCTAAAACTCCTGTGGCGGTTGCTGCTCCTCCTGCTGCCACGGCTTCTCCTTCCATAGCAACTGTTGTCCCAACTGTAGATAAGGTGGTTTGTTTTTGAGCGGCATTTTGAGCCTGTGTGGCAGTTGTTAAAGAACCAAAGGCTGCTTTAATTTTTGTTATTTCATCGGGTAATTGTGATAAAGTTTGAAGTGATTGTGATAGATTTAATAAGGCCTGTAATTTAATCATCGTTTTTTGTAATTCTTCACTTTGAACTCCTGTAAGAGCCATTACCGATGAAAATGCCTGAAACCCTGCCACTCCTACCTGAACTGTAGATGTAATACCATTAAATAATCTTTCACCAACATTACCTGCTAATGCCCCAACTACTGCGTTTGTATCGGCAATTCTATCCCTTAATTCACCTGCCCTTACAGATAAATCCTTAAATCTTTGGGAACCAGGCTCTAATTGTTGTAATTCCTGAACGACACTACGAAGTTCAGCCCTTAATGATTTATTTGATGTAACGGCTTCATTTGTAGTTCCACCTAACTTTGATATTTCTGTTTCTAAACCAGCAAGATTTCTTCTCATATTATCTGCCTGTTTGGAATTATCACCATAGGTTTTAATAAGCCTGTCTAATTCTTGTCTTGTTGCTTCAAGGTCAGCATATAAAGTATTCAAGGACTTTTCAGCCCCCTTACTATTAAGATTTATATTTATTGTAGTATCTGCCATCTAAATAATTATTTATTTGATTTAGGGTGTTTTTCAGGTAATAAATCATTATCGCCAACATATTTCTTATTTTGAGGTCTTCCTTCTTTAACAAGATATAAAAAGGCATTTACCCTTGCTTGTGCCCACTGTCCGGCTGATTGGACTGTAGGTGAATGGGAAACATTATATGCTCCAATACCTCTTTGATAAACTGATTTCAACATTCCTACTGTAACGCCATATCCTAATTTATCTTTATATCTTTTGTTAAACTCATCACTCTTTTTTTGAAGTGATTGTTCTACTTCTTTTGAAACTACTGCTCCTCTTTGTGATGAAGCATTACCTTTGGCAGTTCCTTCACCTTTCGGGTTTGGATTTGGGGTAGTTGATTTTGGTGCTTTTTTTGATTTTGTTATACCACCTCTTTCACCAATTTTGGCAAACTCATCAACGCTCATTTTTATTAGTTCCACTTTTATATTATTTTCTTTAATTAGGTCTTGAACCTGTTTGGAATTATCATAATGTCTAACAATATTTAATTCTTTAATCTTTTCAACTTTGGCTTTATTGGAACCAGTAGCAAAAACTCTATCTTTTGATATGCCATATTTTTCAGCAAAGTTTTTTAATTCACTAATAAAATGTGATGCTGAAATAATGTATATTATATTTCCATTATCAATTTCTTTTTTTAGATATTCTTTACCCTTGTCTGTTGTTAGAGTATCGTGGTAATCAAAAGAAACTTTAACCCCTTCAAATGAATATTCACCTGTTGCTATACCTTGAATTATTGCCTTTCTTTTGGCTTCATTTTTACTTTTGATATTATCTTTGGTATAAACATAACATTTCCCTTGTGTTCCCCATTTATATCCTGGTTTATTATTGTCTTGGCATTCTTGTATTGGCATATCTATTTAATTTAATTTACAAATGTGAATGAACCACCACCTCCGCCTGTTGTTGTGGGTAATGTATATTGAGTTATGTTTGTTGTATTAGATAAAGTAAGCGCTTGTCCGTATAAAGTATTTCCACCACTACAATTTATATCAGTAAATCTTGTTCTACTAACATATTGATTAAATGTATTAATATTAAGATTGGCTTGAACCCCTGATGAAGAACTACGAACTTCTAAATTTGGAGTTTGATATGGGTTAGGTTCATTATTTCCACCATTAATATCTATTGATGACGCTATATTTATAGTTGTTCCTGTATGAATTACTAAATCTAAACCACTATATACATAAGTTCCTGCTGTATTGAAAAATTGAGTTGATATTTGTAAATCATTTATATTGTAAGTATTACCTGATAATGTAGTTACTAATACTCCACCAATATTAGATGTTTGAAGTAAAAATTTATCAAAAAAAGAGGAATTTATCAAAGATATTGTTGTTGTTGGTGTTGAAAGATTTGTTTGTATTCCATATAAATCCCAAGTTGTTCCACTTAATAAATCGAATGTATGAACTGATGTTCCACCATTAAAGTTAGGTCTAAAAGTTGGATTTACAACTGTTCCTGATAAATGACGAAATGTTATATTTGAGTTTGTTACTGAGTTTCCAATACCAAAACCAGATGATGAAATTGTTGCAGTTCCACCACTACAATCAATTATAAATTCACAATTTTCATTCGAAGCTCCAGTTGCTAAAACATTAATTGTTCCCGTTCCAACAAATCTATAAATTGTTGTTCCTCTTAAAGTAAAAAATGACATATCAATTGCAGAATAAATAAACATAGTATTACCATTAATAGTTAATGATTGGTTTGGTCTATAATTTGAAACATACAAATTACTTCCTAATGTTAATGTTCCTGATGTTGATGTTATAGCAAAATGAGGTATTTGAGTTGTTCCACTTTGAATATATGTTTGGGCTCCTGCTCCTTTTGCTATTCTACCTTGTGATGAACCTGTTCCGGCAAAACTAAAAGACATACCACTACTAAATCTTGATGTATCGGTAGATGCCGTAGTTAAGGTTATACTTGTATTGATTGTTAAAGTATTCACATAGTTTGTAAAATCAAAAGATAAAATTGTAGCATTTACATTTACTGTTAATTGTCCTGATGTTGCAGTAGCAGCAATACTATCACTTGTGGTTGGAATTACCCCACCTACCCAAGTTCCCGTTGAGTTCCAGTTTCCTCCTGTATTTGATATTGTAATAACTGCCATTTTACTTTTCTTCTTCTTTTATGTTTTCTGTATATAAGTGTGAATGTAAATAATCCCCATACTTCTTAAAATCTTCTTCAAGGTCTAATTTTCTTTTTTCAACTATTGTATTTGGGTCATTTTCAATTTCAGTTAAAATCTCAAATGGTAGATGTTCTATATAAAACCTAACTATTTTATATTTTTCGTCTCTAATATGTTCTGTAATCATATATTATGATGTTTTTGATACTTTTATTGTAAGATTAACTCTTGTTAAAGTGGAGGCACTATCAACATTAAATCCAATAACATCTCCATTTGAAACAGATGTAGTCCAAGTGGTAAGGTTATTATCTTGATTTTTAGTTTGTGATGAAAGTGTAGGTTTTTCACTACCAGCAATTGTATCGGCTACTGTTGGGGGAAAGTTTGCGTATGTATCTTTCCATACATCTACAACTATTGAACCTGATACATCACTAAATATATCCCAACCTGTAATAGTGCAATTGTAAGGTATTGTGATATAACCTTTTACACCTGTTGTAATTACTGAACCTCCACCATCTATTGTAATTCCAAATGAACCATTAACTATTGTATTTGTTATTGAAATATTTGGATAAGTTCCACCTGTTAAAATACCAGTTCCACCTGATATTTGAACTGATTGACCGCTTGTTCCTGATGTTCCACTTGTTCCTGAAGTTCCATTAACTCCACTTGTTCCACTTGTCCCTGCTGCACCATTAACTCCACTTGTTCCACTTGTCCCTGCTGCTCCATTAACCCCACTTGTTCCTGACGAACCAGCATTCCCATTAACTCCTGATGTTCCACTACTACCTGATACACCACTTGAGCCTGAAGTTCCTGATGAACCATTAGTCCCATTTATACCACTTGTCCCTGAAGTTCCACTTGTTCCCGATGTCCCTGATGGAATTGATGAAATAATAAAAAGAACTTCGTGGTTATTTGTAAAAGAAAAAGTAGAAGTTTGAAGTGAAACTGGAATACTCCAATATGTAGAATTATCAACAGGAGTTCCAATAATCCATGTTTGATA